ATTCAATTACTACAGGCACTGACAACATTGCTATAGGTTATTTAGCTGGTGAAAAATTGAATGTAGGTGTTAAAAACATTGTTATAGGTAGTAACGCAGGTGATGCTTTAACAATTGGTAATAACAATATCGCTATAGGCCACAAAGCTTTATCAACATCGGTTGATGGTGATGAAAATGTAGCTATTGGTTACTTAGCTTTAGAAGATTATGAAGATGGTGATGGTAATGGTCACAACACGGCTATTGGTGCTAGATCACAAAGAGAAGCTACAACAGGTGAATTTAATACTTCAGTTGGTAGTTTATCTATGGGTGTTGGAGTTACAACAGGAAATAGTAATGTTGCTATTGGTTATCAAGCTGCTCAAGCTTTAACTTCTGGTTCTGAAAACATCGCTATTGGTCAAGGAGCTGGTGACGCAATAACAACTGGTGGTAAAAACGTTGCTATTGGTCACGCCGCATTAAGTGAAGAAGACGGGCACGGTAAAAACGTTGCTGTTGGTCACTTATCTTTATTAACATTAGATGCAGGAGCCGACGCTTTTAATGTTGCTGTAGGTTTCGAAACAGGTAAAGCTCTTACAACAGGTGCACAAAATACGATTATAGGTGGTTTATCGGGTGA